ATAAATGTTTTCCTATTCTTCTGTGATATTTATAATCGTGATTATGTATGTCTACTCCAACAGCAAGTTGTTCTACTGTGTTAACTCTATTAACCCTAGCTGAAAATAATCTACCTTCAGGATAATTCTCAATACATTTTTTTAATTGTTTGTACCAATCGTTAGTAGTTAAGATAGCATCGTGGTCTAAAAAAACTAACCATTCGTCATCCTTGTATCTATTTAAAATGTCATTGTATCCCGAACCAAGGCAACTACCATAATTTGTATAGGAAATGTGAGGGTAGATTTTCATTGTCTATCTTTTAACAAAGATAGATATAAAATCAAGACTTTATATTTTAATTAAACCGCCGTAGTATTTTTTTGTTAGTGTTTTAACAAATGTAGGAGTTGGGCCTGTGTTACCCGCAGCTCTTTTTCGTTTGACAGCACTCGCCTTTTGCGAAGCGCTCATCTGTGTGGCTTTTGCAAGGGGTACGCATTTTGGATATTTTCTCTTTGAGCTGTTTGATCTCCCGCAAGCTTGATACTGCCCATTCTTCTTCGGAGCTCCAATGTCTACCCATTTTTCTTGAAACCATTTTTTTAATCCTTGTGCCATTATAGTAAATCTTTAAGATACTCATCCATACCTTTTGTAGCCGTATGATATTCGTGTCTCATTTCAAATTCTTTTTTAGTTTCTGTAGGTTGCTTAACTGCTCTACCTACATAAGCTTTGACCATTTTACCGTGTTTCATTTTTTTAGGACCCCAGTCTTTTCTTTTCACGCCTGACGGGTCTTTAATTTTACCTGCACAAATTTTAGAAGCATAAGCATTTGCATAAGCTGAAGGATAAACCTTAAACTTTCTTTTTGCTGCTGCTTTTCCTCTTGCACAAAGTTTAGTCATTATTTTCCTTTATTCATATTTATTACGTCTGTAGCCTTAAGTCCGTAAATTGCTGCGACTACTGAAACCCAAAGGCCAACTATCCACCAAGGCATCTCTTGTAATTTTTGAAAATATAAATCAATCTTCTCTTGCATCTTTTCATCTTCTGCAAACACAGAATATGCAAGCAAAAACAGTGGTGAAGAAATTGTTAAAAGTACAAATTCGTCTTTCCAGTCGTTTTTTTGATTTTCTGCAATCTTGCCACTAAACTCTATTTCTCCACGTTTCATTTTTTCTATGTGAAGAAGTTTTGCTTCTGACATTGCAACATCAGCTGCTTTTTTATTTTTGTAGATTTCTAATCCAGATTTTAAACCTTGACCTAATAGACCCCAAGGAATCATTACTTGACCCCCGTAAATTTCCCACCTCTAATGGCTTTACCCATACCTCGGCACATACCACCATCTTTAAAAGTTTTAGTAAATGTTACAGTTGCACCTTTAGTTTTAGAATCACCAAAAGAAGATTTTGATTTTCCAGATCTAACTCCAACATCTAATGTTGAATTTTTTCCAACATTAAATCTTTTGTCGTAAGATATACCTTTTGATTTTGTTTTATAATCTGAGTAACCAGGCATACTTTCAGTTACGTTTGATTTACTTAAAGTAATATTTCCAAATTTTGTTCCAACACCTACACTACCTGCTTTGGTATCTCTTTTAAGTTTACCTTCAACCGTAGTTTCTTGTGTGCCCGATGGCGATACAGTTATTGGGCCAATTAAATCTTTTAACTTACTACCTGAATTAAATTTTCTAGGTCTTCCGTAAGTTACTTCTCCTGTTTCTGTATCTGTTACAGTTGGTGAACCTTCTTTAGACATAGGAAGGTCTTTTGTAGCTTCGTTTAATTTTCTTTTATATTCTTTTGCTCTAATTCTAGCTCTTTTCTTATCCATTAGTATACTCCACTAAATTTAGTTCCTCTTATAGCTTTACCTATACCTCTCATACTAACACTTTTCTTACTATTAGTCTTTACCCCGCCATTTTTTAATTTAACCGGCGGCACTTGTGGGTTAGGCCCTCTTTTCGGTGGTGGCCCGCTAGGTACACCACCGTTCCTGTACGCACGGAAAGGGAAAAATTTTTGAGCTGTAAATTTTTCTTCAGTAGTTGTTTCCTTTTTAGGTAAAATAGGTTTTTTTAAAACCATAGGTGTATCGTTACTGTCCCCACCTACATAAGGTTGTATAACTGGTTTCTTAGCGTAGGTAGTTGTAAACGAACCTGATAATCTTGCATCAGCTGTCTTCTTAGTTGTTTGTGGTGTTAATACTTCTCTAACTTTAGGACCAACTGTTTTTGCAGCTTTAACAGCTAAACCTAATCCGCTAACATCAAATATACCTTTGCCAATTAAATTTAATGCAGTAGTTGTTGTATCAAAAAATCCTTTAGCACCTGTATCTTTTTTTGCTTGTGTAGTTTGAGTTGTTGTTGGTGCTCCGCCACCATCTCCTCCTTGATAGCTATCTTGAAAAGCTTGAGCTGCAGCTCTACCTGACTCATACATACTGCTAGACATCTCAGATGTCATAAAATCACCTGAGTATGCTTTTTTAATTTTTAATTTTTTATTTTTTCTTTTCATTTTTAGCTTTCTGTACAGCTAGTTTTTCTCTAGCAACTCTCATTCTCTCTTGGTGTTGCTCTTCAGAATCTTCAAGCTTCATTTTCTCAAGATCTAATCTTTCGTCAATCTCTTCAGCTTTCAATTCATAGTTTAACATATTCTCTTGTGCTTTTCTTTGTAGGTCTAAAGCTTTTAAATCTAACTCTCTTTGTTTCAAAGCAACGAGTGGGTCTTGTTGTCCTTGGGCTTCGGACTGTGCTAGTTCCATCGTTAGTTGAGAAACTCTGTTTGCAATCATTGCATTGATTTGAATCTCTGCTGTTTTAGGATCCTCTTGCATCATTTGTTGTAGTTGAGGATTACTTGCAATTGTAGCACCAACTTCTCCTTGTGCTTTTAAACTTACGTGTTCTGAAACGTGTCCTTGTAATAATGCGTAGACCATTGGATTAATCTGCACCATTCTTGTAGCCATAAATGCTCTATGTGCTTGAATGTGTGCATCGTGGTCTTGTTCAGGAAATGCTTTTGGTAATTTCATCTGAAGTGCTTCCATATTTTCTATAGCTGGGTCTTTAGGTATAGGCATTTCTTCAGGTCTTAGAAGATTATCAATTTCTTTTGTACCTAATGACTCATATACTCTACGATATGCTTCTCTGATGTTGTGTAATTGTGGAGCACTTAGTGCAATCTTTAAATTTTCGTTAGCAAGTGTAACTCTTTGTGCCATTGAGAAGACATTTGGGTCAGCAACAGGAATTACATCTACTCGATCGTCAAAATCTTGTACTTTAATCAGCCTATCTGCACCATATACGGAATACGGATACACCGGTGGCAGATAAACTGAAAAGATTTTAGCTAAAAGTCTGAATTCTTTCTTCATTGCGTAGTAACATCGCTTGTGTATTGCGCTCATGACTCTCGAACCACGTTCTAATAGTGCAATTGTTGTGCCAACTGCTCTATTTTGTGAATCATTGCCTACATCCATCTCTGTAATTGCTGCAAATCTCTGACCTGCACCAACCACGAAGCCTAAAAGTTGAAATAATGTAGCTGATGGTTCTTTAAATGGTAAAATTTGAAACTGATCTCTGATATTTCCGCCTGGTGCGTCCACATCTCTAAACTCTCCAGGTCTAAATGGCTGATCGTCGTCCCTAATTCTGATGCCTCTCGACTTAAATCCTGCAGGTAAGTTAGATAATGTACCCGCATCTAGTAATTGTCTTAGTGCTTGTGTAGCTGTTCTCGATAATCCACCTATCATATGGATTAAACCAAAGCCATAAAAGCCTAAACCTGGTAAAAATTTGTAGTGAACGAAGTATTCTTTTCTTTTTTTCATCTCATCCGTCATATCGTAGTTACGATAAATGGATAAAACTTCTCCTGAACCTTCATCGATGGTAACAATGTAAGGAAGTTTTACATCTTTCTCTGCATCTTCATACTCATATTCTTCTAAATTTAAATCTACGTGCATTTCTAAAATGTTAAAGTTGCTAGGATCTTCTCCTGATGGAGAAATTCCTTCTAGCTCTTCGTATTTTTTCTGTATTTGTGATTTTTCAAACTGAACAGGTTGTAATTCTACATCTCTGTAGAAACCTGCTTTTTGTTGTTTTAGGATTTCGTTCTCTCCCATCTTAACAACGTGAGTAATTCTTTCGCAATCCATTAAATCAGTTGCGTAGTAAGGCACCACTAAGTCTTCTGCCGGTACAAATTTTGCAACGGCTCTTTGCATAATTTCATCGTAGTAAACTTTTTTAAATGCAGAACCTGCTAGTGGTAAATAAAATAATAGTTGATCCATATCAGGTGTGTATTCTTCCATCTGATCTGTGATCATATAATTCATAAATTCTTGAACACGACTTGCTTGTTCAACTTTTTGTTGATCCTCAGCTCCAATGACTTTGGTTCTTACAGGACCATCGCTTGGTAGTAATTCTTTATAGGCTTGTGCTTGAAATTGTGTAACGGCTTCGGCTAAGAGTGGATGAGTCACGGCTGCCGATCCTTTAAACGGTCTAGTCATTTCAAAATATTTAAATCCTAATAGATCTAAACCGTTTGTATAGGATGTCTCCCAATCTTTTCTTGAAATTTTATCTTTCTTGTATTCGTCGACAAGTTCTTTAGAAATACTTTTTAGAACGTCCTCAGATAAATCTAACGCAAGATTTTTATAAAACTCTTGCGAGTCCTCAACAACCTCTTGTGTTGTTAAGTCTTCGTTATCCGATTCTAATTCAATATCTACTTCTTCAGTTTCAGGAGTCTCAATAACTTGTTCCTCCATTACTTTATCGACTTCAGCCATTAGCAAATCTTAGTTGGTTTTTTTCTTCCTAATTTTTGACCTCTAGCCATAACCATAGTACCACTTTTAGCTTTCATCATCTTACCGTACTTAGCACCATCCATTGCCCCAAGTCCAAACATTTCGTCTTGTCCTGACATAGGCATATCCTGATACATTTTTCTTCTTCCGATAGATCTGATTCTAGCTTTTGCAGATGTGTCCTCTGGTCTTAGCATCTTTACGCCAGCTTCGTCATATGTAGAATCCATGGCACTTTCTCCCGCGCCTTTTCTTCCTAACATCTTAGAAGCACCGTAAGCAGCTAAACCCGCAGCAATAGCCGCTGCGATTTTTTTTGATTTTTTTGCCATAGTATTCTCCTTAGTAATATATATATTTTTCGTGAGTGTAAATACTTTCTTCTTCCTTTTCATCGGAATAAGTACTTACAAAATAACCTTGTCGGTATCTTAACATAGCTTGTGTCGTACTGTCCACATAATCGTCGTGTTCTCCGTGCGGAAAAGCTGCACATTCCTCAATAACCTCTTCAGCAAACTTCTCGCCGTGAGGGTAATAAACTTGGCCTGATTCAAAGATAGGAGCACAGGCATTAACTCTTGTATGTTTGTCACGCCCCTTAGATGGTACGTAATCTAATACCGGTATACCCATTCTTCTAAGCTCGTGTATCAATGGTTGGCCCGTGGCTTTTGCCTCGATGATGATAGATTCAGGTTGCCAATATTTGTATTGATCTAGGGCAACAGCTTTTAGTTCAGGGAAATCGTATTTACCTCTAACCGCATCGATAAGCATCACTGCATCAGCTGCACCATCTTGTGGTGAAAAAATTCCCCACGTGGTAATCGCAGAGTAGTCGGCAGTTTCTTTTTTACTGAACGCCGTATCGTAAGATTGAATGACGTGTTTAAGTACGGGCATTGGGCCGTGGTACGGGATCCACCAATCACGCTTGATGATGGCTCCTTCTTCTGAAGTTGGTTCTTGCATATACTGTGCCGACCAATGCCTCACGGACAACGACGCTTTAACCTTTTCCAATTCTTCTAGGTTCCAATATTCAGGCCACACGGGATTGCCACTTGGTAAGATTGCGGGAAAAGAAATTTGTCTCCAAGTATCTGCTTTAGGTTCTGTTTGTGATTTCAATAATCTTCCTGTTAAGTCATCTTGTGCCCAACGCGTCATAACTAAAACAATAGAACCTTTAGGTTGCAAACGCTGACGTGGCCCTGACAAATACCAATCGTAAGTTCTTTCCATTGCGGAATCAGAAAGTGAATCTTGTTCTGTGTGTGGATCGTCGATAATAAGTAAGTCCGCCCCTCGTCCTGTAATAGAACCGCCTACACCCGCTGCATAATATTCCCCACCATGATTGGTCTCCCAACGTCCTTTGGCCTTACTATCTTCTCGTAGTTTAACATCTCCAAAGATCTCTTTATACTCTGCACTATCAATTAAGTTTCTAACTTTGGAACCAAACCTCGCAGATAGTTCTGCGTTGTGTGACACTTGCATTATTTTCTTTTTAGGATATTTACCAATGTACCAAGCAGGAAAATAAATTGATGCAAACTCAGATTTGGTATGTCTTGGTGGCATATTAACTATTAACCTTCCTGCACTCTCTTTTGCAATCAATGTAAATTCAGAAGCTATATGCTGATGGTGGCCCCATTTGCGTGGGTCCCTTTCTGTACGACAAATAAAATCAGGCCAAACAGTTTTTACAAAATATAAAAAGTTGTCCTGACATAATTTTATATGATTAATCCAAGTTTTTTCTAACTTCAATCGTAATTGATCTGTCGTTAATAATTCAGTATTCGCTGACATAATTCAGTTTTGCTTGGGTCCCTTTTAGATGGGTCCCCAATACGTTTAAGGATACACTACATCTATTTATTATGCAAGGTTAAGACCAAAATTGTTTCTTTATGTATAAAATTCCTGGAAAAAATTTTAATAAAAATTTTTTATGTCTGAAAGTTCGTTGGTACCTCTACGATGGGAGACGTGGCCCGGATCACGGGCCACGTTTGGGAGATAAACTATTTAATATGTTTTACAAAGTGTCTGTAACAATCAGCCTCGCTCAGAGGTTTTGCCGGCAGGCAAGCTGACATTAAAGGGCAGCTCTCGTCGTGGTCCTTGCCGTACACAGCGTGCAACACTTCATGAAGTACTACATGTGTTAACTTCTCTGGACCGTAATTAATCGCCTTCTCAGTGATCCATAACTTGTTGGCTCTAAGCTTAGCAAGGCCCAGGGTTGCATCGTTGCCTGCTGTTGCATCTCCAACTTTAACCTGGATCCACGGCAGCTGAGTCATTCTTTTAGCTTTATAGATTATATCTAATACAGCTCTTTTTAATTTATATGTCTCAGGTGACATTTTTTTATTTTTTATTATTTTATTTTTCATTTTATCTCCTTCGTTATAACTTTTATATCCCATCTTTATGGGAGATGCAAGGGCCATACCGTCCAAAATGGGTCGTTCATTTTGGGTCAACTAGACCTGGTTAAAATAAACATAATAATAAAAACAAAATAAACATGAAAGTTATCGGATAAAAATATAACAACCTTAAAAGTAGTCCAATAAAATTATCCATTTACAAACCCTCCGAGAGCTGCAGAATCATTCCGTTTTCATATGGAATCGTTTTAATGGTTTTGTAGTCGTTGTTTTTGTCTACCTGGTCCAAGATCCACGCCCCCTTCTTTTGGGAAAGTCTATAGCCTGCATTCTCTATTAAATAAGAATGCATTCTGTCTTTTGTGGTCTTCGAGAACCATCCGCCGTTATTTAATCTAATGGTTTTATTTAAAACATTGTGTTCAATTATTTTTGTTGAATGGTGCACAACGTTAATTGTGTCACCTTCTACAAACGTAGTCGTCTTATATGCTGATTTATATGTAGTCATGTATGTCTCCTTAATCTAGTAGTGAATAATATTCATTAGTAAAGTATTTTTGAAAAAAGGTGATTCCCTTTTCAAATGCTTTTCTAGAATCCTGGGCCATCGGTGTGAAGGGCTGCTGGTCCATAATCACTTCAGCGCCTTTAATCACATCATATACAGCTGCTGCAAACTTAGGCAGGGTCACTGTTACTCCGCTGAATGGATTCGTCACCGTTTCAAATTCTGCTGCATTGTCTCTGCTGCAATAGATATCAAACGGGATTTTTATTTTTTTGCCGTTGTATTCAATTGTATCGTTTCTATTCATTTGTGCTCCTTTGTTGATTCGTTCTTTTATCCCATCCATATGGGAGATGTCAACTTATATTTTATTTAGTTTAAAATTTATTTTTTGCGGGTATCTATTAAATAGGGGGTAATGACTCATGAAAAAATAGTTAACTAAACCTGGAGCCCTGGACCTGCAACCGGCCTGGCCGTGGTGGTTGCAGCTGATCCAGGGTTATTTTTTAAGGCCCATTAAAAAAGGTTAAGACGGTTAGGGAAATTTTTTCCCCTATGCATTTTCGAGATTTACATTTTAATTTGAAAAAAGGTTATGCCTAAACGCCTAGCAAGCACCCCTAGCACTTCGAGGGTTTCATTTATAAAGGTTAATATTAATAGGTGCGTGAACGCCCCTACAATCTTCGACGCCCACGAGCCACGCCGAAGGCGTGGCGAGTGGTGCGAAAAAATTATTCAAGAAGCGTGGGACGTGGTTATTGCGTCAGCAATCACGCACCACGTTGCCAAGTCATTTTATCAAAAAATAAAATTAAAGTTGCTTCGGTATCCTCGCCACTTGCAACAAGTTCCACGCTCCTCGTTCCATTCGACTTAAAAAGTTTCAAGAGCTTCTGCGAGAGGTCTTGAAGCAAGATAAAACTTTGACCACCATTGTTGAAATGGTCAATGTGCCAATTAATTTGATACTTAGATAAGCCCAAATTCTTGTCTTGATTTGACTTTAATTCTATCCAAATTGACTTGCTATTTTTTAAATAATAGATGTCAGGAATTCCATTAATTGTATTAGATTCTATGCGAAAAATTTGACCTTTTAACTTTAGATTTTTAATGCGAAGCCAAAGCTTACTTTCTCTTTTTTTCATAGCCCATTAATAAGTCAATAATGGGCTATGGTCAATCTAGTTTAACAAACTTTAAAGCCACCACACTCGTTCAAAAATGCAACAAAATTTTTTACATTTTCTAAAGAAACAGGATAGCTTGAAGTCCTATCCTCACTTTCCCAAAGCTTATCCCACTTTAATTTTAAGTGAGGTGGGTAATCTCTTGGAATAATATTAGCTTTTGTGGTTTCTTTAATGGCTTGTTTTTTTAACTTTTCCATTTGTTCTTTTATTTGTGCGTTCCAAAGTTCAGCTTGTTTAGCTTCTTTCTTCCATTGTTGCTCAGCTTTTTTAAGCCAACCATTATTAATTACCTTTTCTAAAGATAACTTTATTTTAATGGCTTCGAGCTCACTAAATTCAAAGCCACTATTGTCTTGCAATCTTTCTTTTTGCTCATCTGTTAGCCAATCCTCGTTGAGTACAGTAATTAAATTTGCGAGAGGTCGCCAAAACCAAACATTGTTTCTAAAATAATAACCAACATTTTCAGCTTCAAATTTTGATAAATCTTCAAAATATTTATCTCTTTCTTTTTCTGTTGTTGGTTTATCCCAATCAATCTCAGGTCTTTTACCTTTTATTTTTGGCTTTAAGCCATATACGTCCATACCCATTTTATTTTGCTCCTTTTTTTATTTGGTTGTCTACTCGTTGAATATTTGCTTTGTCTCGTTCTATTCGTTCTCTATCTTCTTTGGACAAAACAAAAACCTTACTAAGTGGTTTTGGTCTTAATACACCTAGCCCACTTTTTAATGGGCTAGATGAAGTTGAATTATATTTTTTCATTATAGTATTGTTGTTTTTAAAGAAATCGCTTCACTTTCTTTTTTATATTTGTCGTAAGTGTCAGGATTTTCTTTTCTAAAAGTTGTTGTATCAAAGATACTTCTTAATGTTCTTATGATTTCAACAGCAACTTTTTGTTTTTTATGAGTGAAAAGCTTTTTGCTTTTAACTTGCTCAATAATATACTCTTTTCTTAACTTATGTATTTTATTGATTGTCTTAATCATCTCATCATCTTTTGCGTGTTCTAGCACTAATTGGTTTAAAGGTTTTTCTTTAAACTCTTCTACTTGTTTTAATTGTTGACTATTCATTTGTTAACTCCTTTGTTATTTGTTTAGTCTTAAATTAATCAATTTATCTCTTATCTTCATAAGATAGTCAAGCATTATTATTACTTTGAAGTTCGCTTAATAGTTGTGTTTCTATTTGTTGCCTAAGTTGTGGGCTATTATGATAGTCTAACCAACCATTTGGCAAATTTAAAGCCAAGTCATTTCTTCTTCTATTAATGCTGATATTATTATAATTAATAGTTCTTTCAGTTTTTCTGCCTATAAAATCAATAGCCCTATCGCCATAAATTCCAAACCACTCTTCAAAACAATGTCGAGTACAGAAGTTTCCATTTTGATAACGCAAACTAGAGTTAACCCTATCGGCTAAATATTTTTCACCACCTACTTTAATAAACCTATCGGCAGTATTATAACCTGAACAATATGGGTTTTGACAAACTTTTTTATCCATTTTGTACCACCTTTTTTAATTTATACTTTTTTATTGATATGACATTTTTAGAAATATATGGGTCTATATTTTCTAATTCTTCAAAACTTGTTTGAAGTGTTGCGTTAGGTTTTTTCTTTTTAAATATATCTAATATATTAAATAGTTTTATTTTCATTTTTTACTCCTCTTGTTTGTTTTCTATTTTTGCAAACTCTTCTAAAAATTTTTCTATCTTTTTAAAAGTAGTTTTATCTATACTGTCCTGATCTACCCACTCGGTACTCCAAGTGTCGTCTGAGTGTTGCCACTCTACTGCAATATTCCAAGATTTTATTTTTTTAAGTGCCATAAGCTTTCTTGTTGTGCGAGTGGTTGTTAGCCACTCGCTTTTTTGTTTAGCCGTTTGCTTGTTGTTTTTCATAAAGCAATCTAGCTTTTATTTTGTCCTCTCTTGTTTGTTTTTTGTTTTTCATTGCTTGAAGTAAAGAAGCCACATTATTCGGATTGAATACTGTAAGTGCTGAGGAGTTTTCTTTTATCTCTTCAACTTCTTTTAAATCAAGATTTAAAGTTTTAGCCAACTCAAACGCTTCATCAAAGTATTTATAACTATGAAGAGATTGTTTGATTATTTTCATTTGGTCTAAAATAGTATTTATCCAAATAGCGTGGGTATCAATAACTTTTTGTTTTGCCATTAACCATTTTTCTAATACTTCTATTTCTGTATTGTCTGCTTTTAATAATCTACTACTGCAATAATTAGAGCCCAAAACTTCAAGCTCAAAATTTTTAGCGTAGTTATGAAGAATACAGTTTTCATTTTTTGGGTTAGCAAATCCAAAAAATTTATCGTTAGCATCTACAAATTTTCTTTTGTATGGGCTATCGCTTTCTTGTTCAATCATAATATCAGGATTACAATTAGGTTGTGCTTTCAGTTCTTCTCTATACATAGCGAAAGCAAAATCGCTTTGATTGTCATAAGAACAACCTGTTGTTGACCCTCTTAAACCAAAGTCAAAATGTTTGTCTTGTGGTTTTACTACTTTGATTGTTTCGTTTTGATTTGTGTGTGAGTTGTATCTTCTTTCCTCTACTTCTGTGGTAAAAGAAAAATTAAAGCACCTATCTTTTCTATAAATGTCTATGTTTTCAAATTTATCAGAAAGATATTTTGCTTTTTCAACATCTTCTTTTGGATAAACTCTTGAAACAATTTGTCTTGCTGTCTCAAAAGCTGTTTTTTCCATTAAAGGATACTCTTCTCTTGATTTAAAAAAAGCTTCCTTTTCTTGTGTGTTTTCATTTTCTAAATGATTTTTGAATTGAATAGTTAACCTATTTCTAATCTCAGCATTTAGTCTTATTCGTTTTTGTTTTTGCATTTTTTACTCCTTTTTCGTTTTTTAAAAAGGAGTTATCTTATCTAAATAAGATTGTCAAATTAAAAATAATAGAAGAAATATGATAAATAAGAAAGGTATTGGGTAAAAATATAAAAGTCTCAACAAAATTCCAATAAAATTGTCCATCACCTCTATATATAAAGAGAAAATTAAATTACAACTAAATTTTTTTAATTTCAACTATAACGCTATTTGGAATAATAGTAGTATTGCCTACTTCTTCTATATCTGTTTTTGAATTATCTTTTAAAGAGTAATCGCCAAATATTCTAGTAATACCTTTTGATTGACTTAATAAATGTCCTTTAGTTATGCAAGTAGCAAGTTTTGTATTTTTTAAATTATCTATGCTTTGCCAACTTGCGTCTGAAACAATATCCAACCAACGACATTCAACCATTGGATATTTTTCTAAATCTGATTTTATTTTTTTATTTATTTTTATTTTTCTTTTCATAAAAATTTTCCCCTATCAATTTCCAAGGTTTCATTTTATTTTCCCCTATGAATTTCCAAGGTTTCATTTTATTTTTATACTTACAGTTCCAACAGAAGTACACATTCCTGGGTTATGCACTTCATTAAAAACCTGGATGAAAGAATGCCAATCGTTATTCTTCAATAACTTTATTTGGCGTGACGTCAATAATGTTTTTGGCTTCTCCGATTTTACTTTCAAGTTCGGATAAGCGCTTCTCCAATTGCTCACGTGACATACCCTCCAATCCAACATGTGTTATCTGTGCTTTACTTACAAACATATCTGCCATTTGGCCAGCTCGATATTCTGCGTTTACCGCTACACCTAACTGTCCTTTGTCCTCTGCTTTTTTAGACAAATGGTCAAATCTTTTATATTTTCTTAATTTATCTTTTTCGTATATTTGTAATTCTTTTTGTAATTTCATTTCCATATATCTGCATACATGTGGATTGACATCAGGATTAGTTAATCTTGATGCTATTTCAGTGGGACCATATTTACTGCTAGATTTATACCCTGCCATCTCTGCAGCTTTAACCTTAGTCATTTGGCCATAGTTCTCTACATAGATATCAACAAACATCTTTTGCCTTGGCGTGAGCTCAGTAATTGATTTTAATGCGTTTTTCTTTTTACCCATATTGACCTATTTGTATCATACTTTTCCCAATTCCTCATCCTGCTATATACCCCAAAGTAGGAAAAATAAAAAAATTTTTACAAATTTAATAGGTTGGATCAAGATTTTTCCTAGTTTTCTGGGAATTTTCCTAGTTTTTTTTCTTAAATTGGGAAGATATTTGCCTTCATTTTACTTGCTTTTTTGCATTTTTTCCTAGTTTCCTAGTTTTTTCCTTACAAATTTTTTTTTATTTTTTTTTCTCTAAGGAGTGGGATTATAGTAGATGATAACTGAACCGTGAGCCGTGGTGCGTGACCCCATACTTTAGAGCAACGAACCACGGTATTCGTTCGGCTAGGCTTCGACGAACGTATTATTTTTATCTTCTCTTACAATATGAAGACTATAAGAATACATTTCCCCGTCTCTTCTAACAAAACCTAATCTTACTAATTCCTCTAGGTTCTTTTTAACGGAAGAGTATCTATCCTTCATACCCATCTCAAAAACAGCTCTAGCGATCTGTTTTACAGTATATTCCCCTAATGGATTTCCATCAGGTAATACGCTATGGATAGCAACTACTACAGCTGCGTGTCCGATTGTTAAGTGATGCTTTCTTAACCCCTGCTTTTTAGATATTTCACTAAAAGCCATAAGAAAGTTTAGTATTTCAGTAGCTATTTCGCTACTTATTTTATTATGAATGATCATTTGTCATTCTCCTTTTTTTAAAGTTAAATCTATTACGATATGCAATAGACTAGCTAACTTAGTGTAGCCATAGGTGGCACTTTATATGCCTAGGCACCGCTCTTAGAGCAAGTGAGGCGTATGTTTTAAGTTATCTAAGAGTGGCACCTAATTGATGCTTTCTATCATCTAAAGTGTCCTAGTATAGACATACAACTATTAAGTGTAATATAATACTGCATCATTTGTTTTTCATTCCTTTCTACAAACCCAGGTTGCCTCATCCAACCTGGGTTTTTTATATCAGACTATCCTATAAAAAAAGTTATTGACGATTAATTTCATTAAACTAATTTACTTCTATCAATGACACTTAAGTCATTGTGTAACATAGGAGTAAAAACTATGAAAATAAAAGCGTACAACGCTAAACTTAAAAACACTCAACACTTCGGTACAGACCGATCGTTGATTAAAAAACTAACTGATAAATTTGGGCCCGATGTAAGTATTGGTGATCTATTACATTTTAGATTATCTGACTTTATGAATTCAGGCTTTACCGGTAAACAAACAGAAAGGATAGTTAAATACCTATCCTTCTTTGGCCATAGATTACCTGATTATGCGTATGCTAATAAAAGAAGCAAGCGTACTAATGTAGAGTTAGTTGCATCCACATTCTGTGCTTATGATGAGGACAAATTAGATAAGTTCAGAAACGATCCGTTCTATATGGACCCTGAAACAGAATATGAAAATTATGTGTATGATGTTAAGCAGGATCTGGATAAGTGGGAAGATAATTCCTTTGACAAGAACGTCAAATTTTGCTAATCGTTAGGTGCTAGTGACAGACGCATTAGCGCTCCTATCGTTAGCCCACTGCAGGTTTATTAAGCATCTTCCTGCAGTGGGCGTTTTTATTTTACTCTTCGTTTTCTTCTTCGTCTTCAACATCTTCGTCCATATCATCATCCACTTCTTCTTCTTGGATTTCTAATACGTCCATAATGTTTGCAATTTTATTTTCAAGTTCTTCAACCTTATCTTCTAATTGCTCTATTTTGTTTTTATTTTCGACATCGTCGTCTTTGTATCCGAACATAGCGTCTCCTTCGTTGATTGTTAGAACACAATTATCTTAGATGAATTAGATGGGATCAAGCAGTGACAGAAATAAAAAACGTAGTCATAGCAACCATTTTAGCGTGCATGACAATACGTCTTGCTTCCTCTACTTTATGTCTTAAATACTTTCTATCTTCTGCAGCTTTAGCTCTTTTTAACTTATTAAATAAATTATAATAATCTCTCCAAGCTATTTGTTTGTAAGTAAACTTGATGCTTAAATTCTGTAAAGCTTTTTTATATTGTGTCCTAACATCTTCGGGATCCCAATTGGCCCACCAACAAACGGTTTCAAAATCTCTAGAGGACATAATCCATTCGTGTGCATCAAATTTATAAATGGAAGTCTTTCGATCATTAGCCGTGGCTCGTGCATCTTCCATAGCGTTGACAATAACATGTCTCCACAATTTCTGTTCGTTAGATATATGATTCTCGTTAATTAGATCAGCAGCTATATTAGTGCCCATAAGTTTTAACAAGTCTGGCGAATAAATCACGATAGTGAACCTCTCTATTATTTTTTCTTTGAGAGGCGACCTCGTAATTAATATGAACATCTTGAATGATAGATGTGATTTCAGCGCCTTGATATTTTAAATCTTTAATTAAAGATGAAATTAAATAATAATCTCTGTCCGTACTTTTTTCCATTTTAGTATTATACATCTTCTCTACCACCCTGTATAACCTTGAACGGAATGACATTATCATTTCTTTTTATTTTATTTTTTATTTCATCCCTTAGCTCATCACCTTCTATGTCTTCACCATGATGGAATCCGTAAATCTCTATTGCATCTCTGATAAAATCTGTATTGATGCCACCTGATTTATAACCAAAAGTTATACCTGTAAGAAGCGAACCTATTACAGTTATAAGTCTTTGATAATGTTTGTATGGTGCGTGCTTAGCCATCAGCACTAACACTTTTGTTAGTTCAGTGGGTCTTTCGAATTTTGGTACTTTCGGCTTCTTCGACATAATCTTCACACATATCTAATAAACTTAATATATCATCAGCCGTGGTACGTGATGCGTGGTCGTTATGTCCTGATCCAAAGCAATGGATACAAGTTCCTGTGTTCCCTAATGAACCTCTAACAAAACCGTTTCCTTTGCACTTGTTGCAAATCAATGTTGATTCTTTTTTATTCATAAACTTTTTTTCTTCTATTGCAAGTCATTATTTTTTAGCAAGGGTCACACGACCTGTTTTATCTCTAGATCTATCTGACCATACACAATTAATTTCTAATGTTGAGTCATCTGCTGATACTAAAGTAATCTTATGTCCTGTTGGCGTATCTTCAATATAATGCCTAACATAGTTAGTATACTCCATCCAACCATTACCTTTTTTCATTTTTAAATATCCTTTCCCACCATATCATAAGTTGCCCAATTAAAACTAAGATTACAAAAATCGTAAAAGGTAAATGGCCCAATACAAATATTATAAAAAAATCTATCATTATACTATTCCTTTTATTTTTTTAGTTTTTCTCCAATCATCAGCAGAATATAAAAATGTCCAAGCTATACCTTTTTCATCAATATAATATCCATCAATAATCCATTTTTTCTTTTTTTTCATGCTGTATCGTCCTGGTGTTTTTTTCTCATATAATGTTTACTAGGCTCATAGTCCCATCTTTTATGGCCCCTAAGCTTAGCATACCACATTCTAATTCTTACGATTAGTCTCTTGATCTTCATAATTTACAAAGTTGTTAGTGTTGTACATATTAAGTGCTGTTACATCTACAAAGAAGTTATTGGCAACAGGTTTTGGTTTCTTCATTGTATAGGCCCCCTTAGTTCAATAAAAAATTTTTTTATTACTTCAAGTGCATCATCAAATGATTTTTCACCATCATCTAAGTCAATACGATTTCTAGTCGTATCATTAACAATTAAAGTTAAACTGTTTTGATTTGCATCAAATTCAACTTTAAAATATTCTTTGTTAAATTTTTTAAGTGCGCTTAATCTTTTTATGTCTTCAGGAGTTAAGCTCATTTTGATTTACCATTACCTTTTTTCATAAGTTCTTGCTTAAACTTATCTGTATTCATTTTTCTTTTCTTAGCTTGAAAGTCTATGTAGTCTAACAAGATCTTTTCAAACATTGCTGCAGGAGCTCTGTACTTATCAGCACATAGGCCCTTTAATAATGTATGGTTTTCTTTTTTGATTGCCATACTTTTCCATTTAGTTATGTCCATTTTTTTCCTTCCATTGTTTTTTAAATTCTAAAAGTGATTTTGCATCTGAGTTTAAGATAGCATTGTACTGTTCAAAGTAACGATTGTTATCACTACAAGGCCAACCTTTATGATTAGACAATCGGTTGATAGCTGCTATTCGTCTATCTTTCCAACTACCTTTTTCATAAGGTTCTCTATAATGAATACCCGCATCTTGCTGTTCTGCTATGTAAGCTGCAAATTCTTCTTCTGTCATTTTTTTCATACTCACCTCTAGTTGTTTATGTTGTTAGTGTGATATAATTAATATTATATAACATCTCTTATTTAGATAAGATTTAAAAGAAAGTCAATATGAAATTTTTATTAGTTCTACAAATTTGTTCTGTCATAGCCCAACAATGTACACAACCTGTTGAAATAGGCAGATATAAAGATCATTATGATTGTGCAACTGCAGGTTTTATTAATGCTATGGGTGCTATAAGAGAAATAGGACCTGAAGAAGTAAATACTAATAAACTTTTAGTTAACTTTTCTTGTAAGGAACAAGAATCTACTTAGGCTCTTTATCACTACAGTGATAGCCAACAACGATCTCACCTTTAAAAGTATGAAAGTAATGGTTTTGTTTTGGTAAAGGAATTTTTCTTTCGTGAGTAATTACGTGCTTATCCCAAAACTCAGCACAAGTATCATCAAACAATTCTACCTTTAGTAAATCTCCATTAGCTAGTATTAAAGCTATTACTAAACCTTTATAACTTGCTGCAAGTTCAAACATACATTATCATACCATAATATGCCTTAAATACACCCTTTTAAAGGCCCCTGGGAGGCCTCAGAATTGACAGTAGATACTAACAGGCCATCATACCCCATACCCCCTAAATTAACTTGATTTTGAGTTAAAGTACACTAGTATTGACATATATGCAATTTTATCTTATCCTATCTTATGAAGACTTATCGTATCCAAGCTAGAGCTTTGGGAAAATATCTAGTGGATACAATTAAGGCAGACTCTAGCGACGAAGCCTTAATTAAGTTTTCTAAAAAAGTTAAAGAAGGTTTGATAGAAATAATTAATGAAGATTTTTATTTAAATCATATAACCTTCATAACATATGAGGAAATAAATGAGTCCAGTGAAACTCTCTCTGTTGAAAAAACTTCAACATCTGGAACATAAATGGTCGGCAGATTTAATGACTAATGGTCTATGTACTGTTGATATGTTGAAAACAGAGAATGATATTAAGTCTGTAAGAAATCAGATTAAATATCAAGATATAGAAGAAAGTTTACAAGCAACAGCTTAGTTTAACTTTCAAAATTTAGAAAATTTCGCTTTTTCTTCTAGGATACTTGTCGGCTTATCTAAAGCATAGTGATTAATTATCATTAAAAGTTTTGGTCTTTTAACAATCGAATAAGGATAAATCATTTGAGCAACGGCAAATGCTTTACGGTGAGATACTCTCCAACGCCATTGATCTTTTTTACCTAAGCCATAATTTTTTTTATAAGTAACAGTTCCGTGTTTAACTACATTTAAAAAATAATGTAAGGGCTCTATTTCTGTCATATTAATTTCCATAGTAAGGGCCCATACTTTTCCCATATTACCACTTGCATATTTTCTTGGATAAAGTTTATATTGTACACAACCTTCTCCATCAAACAAACCTGCACAGTAAGCAATGTGTTCAGTACTTAATCTATTTTTAATTTTATTATTTAGCATCACCCCAGGACTTTCCTAAACCATACTCAACAACAAAAGGTACTTTAAACTTTATTGTGTTCTCCATTATATTTTTTATTTCTTTTGCTTGCTCTTCATTCTCTACATTGAAACATAATTCATCGTGTATTTGTAATGTCGGCATAAAACCTTTTTTAAAACAATCTAACATAGCTTGTTTTGTTTGATCTGCTGATGATCCTTGAATTAATCTGTTCAATGCTTTGTAAGTGTAAGCTCTTTTAATATTGTCTTTACCATATTTAGCTACAGCATTTTCGTGTTTCTCTGCTATATGCAAACCAAAGTCTCTTGTTTCCCACATATCAAATCTACATTTTCTACCTTTCTTAGTTCTAATTACACCTTTGTCTTGTGCTGTTTCCATACATTTATCGGAAAGTTTTTTAACAAAAGGTACTTTACGATTATACTTTGCAATAAGTGATTCAGCTTCTTCTCTAGATAAACCTAAACTGTTTGCTAATTTATTTTTACCCATACCATACATTAAACCCAAACCAATTGTTTTAGCTTGGCCTCTTTCAATACCTACTAACTCAGCTACTGTTTGGTGAAAGTCTGCTGATGCGTTTTTATATGCATCTATTAATTCATTTGAACCCTCATAACCCTCTCCAATTGAAGCTGCATAGTGCACCGTCATTCGTGGTTCTTGTTGCGAATAATCAAAGCTACCCCACTTACAACCTTCATCAGGTATAAATAATGATCTTATCTTAGGACCAAACTCTTTATTTCTTGCAGGTATTTGCTGTAGGTTTGGATTAGACATACTTAATCTACCTGATACAGTTCCACCATTATCAGATCTAAGCTGTTGTATTTCTGCATGTATCCTACCATTTACTTGATACTTCATTATTGATGTTAAGAATGTATTATGAAACTTGTTTAACTCTCTTGCCTCTAGTATAAGTTTAGCTATCTTATGATTACAATTAACCAACCAATTATGAGTGAATGATGGTTCGTCTGTTTTTGCAGTTCTTGGATAAACTACACCAAGCTTATCAAATGCTTTTGCAATTTGTCTCGCAGTCCATATTTCTACGTCAACTCCTGCAACGTTCTTTATTTGTTTTAATACTTCTTTTTCTTGGAGTTGCATTGTTTTACGTAGGGCTTCAGCACGTTCTACCTCTACTCGTACACCTTTTCTTCTCATCTTAATTAACAAAGGTAATAGTTCAGATTCTAATTCCCAAACTGTAGTTAAACTTTGCGATAAAATTTCTTGTTTAAATCTTTGCCATAATAGGAGCGTGAGCCGTGCATCTTGTTCAGCGTAAAATCCAACATGCTCTGCAGGTAACTTCCACATCTCTGCTTTAGCATCTACACCGTGAGCTGCTGCAGCTTCTTTTAAATCTGCTTCTGCTTTTATTTCATTTAAATAATCAATCGATAAAGAGTTTAATGAATAAGAAAATCTATTCTCATCTATGAGTGCGGCTGCTATCATCGTATCTATGATCTGACCATTTACTTTTATACCTGATGCTTCTAACCAACCTACGTCATACTGTGCGTTATGAAATATTTTAGGACAAGGTAAAGCACATACAGACTTCATATAATTTTTAACTTGTTCAGGTATCATATTGCCACCACCATAGTGTGCAAATGGAAAGTATCCTTGCCAACCTTCTACAGCTACAGCAAAGCCTACAATCTCTCCTTTACCTATGGCCCAACCTGCACCTAGTCCTTCATTAATTCCATCGTCTCTTGTTTCTAAGTCGATTGCTATTTCTTTAGCATCACTTAAATCTTTAAACTCAGACGGCGTTGACCATATATGTTTTTTAAATGTCATTGATAATTGTAAACTCATTAATGTATTGTGCCTTTTCTTTTTTCAATTAATTTATTTAAGGCACTTATTACACCTTTTTCCCAAACCCAAGGTTTATTATAATGATCTACTTTAAACCAACTTTTAGGTAACCAAATTTGAATAGGTTTTAAAATAGATCCATATTTATGGTTTAGCCACCAAAAAGATCTACCACTAATTTCATAAATTTCAGCTAATACTGCTTTTTTGCTTTGCCTAAGAGCAGTAAATCTTATTCTTCTATGAAAATAAAATTCTTTGTTCATTGTTCAGCTTTCATTATTGTACTTACTGTATCCTCATCTTTTTTATATTCGTATTTTCCTAGTTTATATTCTTTACAATAACAATCACCACACAAAGGAAATCCTCTGTCTATGACAACTGCTATCTTAGTACATTTAATACATGTTTTATCTTGCATAATTCATAATAACAAATCCTACAATAATAAAGACAATCAAACGCAATATCTCTTTTATTGCAATTAATACATTTACTTGTTGTCATCTTTTAATTTTAATATTTCTAATTCACAATAATGAATTATCTTTTGTAAATCTTCTATTTTATTTTTTGATAAATACCTACAAACGTACTTCACAACATTTCCCTGAAAGAACGAGAGATTGTTTTTAGAAATAAATTCATACGGCTGAATGTGAAAAGATTTATAGTGACTCCCACCTACCTGTCTTTCTTGTGGAAACACTTCATCAAACATATTTTTATTTGTCATTTTGTTTTTCCTGTACATAGATTAAATAATCCGAACCAATCGGATAGCTATACTTATAGTCAGTTCGAAGTAAATGTAAAGACTTTTTTGCTCTTGTTGCACCGGTGTACCATACTTTACGTTCATCTGTTTTATCATCTTTATTTTTTGTTTTAAAATTAGATGGGTAATTGGTTTTGCTATACATAACCACGTGATCTGCTTCATCACCTTTTACAGAATGAATAGTATCTATAATAATCTTAGGCTCAGCATCTAATTCCTTTTGACCATATCGTCTAAGTAATCTAATAAAATTCCTTGTTTGACCTGGCTTAAAGTTTCTTCTTAATATCCAATACCAAGGTTTCTTTTTAGCTTTATCATCTAAATCTAAACCACACCATTGTTTAAGTTCTTCAAATCCATATTCTTTAAAGTCAGGTTCAGCAGACCAAAACTTTTCTGTTCTATAATCAACTTCTGTTAGTTCTCTTATGTATCTATATAAATTTTGTGCTTCTATTTTATTTAACTTTTTATCATTATTTAATTTTGTCCAAGCCTTAATAGCTTTCCATTGCTTATCATCAAAGCATTTATTACCGTGATTATCTTTAAAATATAAACCTGCATCTTTAGCTAACATTCTTAATTCATTTACAGTTGTGTTAATTCGACCCAAAATGAACCAAGTACCTTGCTCTTCATTAAAAGGTATCTTACTAAATTGCTGATAGCTTTTAACATATCCTTTTTGATTAGATGGTTGATATTCTTTTTCAATGCTGCCTTCGATACCTCTTCTTATAATTTGAGAGAAGTGGTGTATAGCTTCTCCAAATCTTCTTGTCTTTCTTAGTCTAACTTTTCTACCGGGAAAGTATTCTGTAAAATATCTAGAGTCTGCACCATTCCATTTATAAATACCTTGGTCATCATCTCCTGCTAAATAAATTCTTTTAACATTCTTAGCCATCTTATAAATTACATCCCATTGTAGTGGTGTACAATCTTGAGCTTCATCTAATATTAATAACTCTAGAGCTGGGAAGCTAACTTCTTTAACTGCTCTTTGAATCATATCATCAAAGTCTATGAATGGTTTTTGTTTACCGTGGGCCTTGTAGCTTTCATAGGTTTGTATTTTTCTAAGGAATACATCTATATTATCTTTTTTATATGATTCGCTTTTATATGCCTCTGTTGGATTTACTCTTAAGTTCCTTGCTTTACTGTATACTTGTAGTGACCAATCTTTATAAGTGAAGTCATCATCAGATAATCTAGTATCTGATTTCTTAACGATACTATTCTCTAATGCATAATCAATCATACAATCTTTAGGATCAAATACTTCTTCATCAAAAAATCTTCTGCAATATTTATGTAAAGTATTAAATCTATAAAAGTCATCTGATGAGAAATGAGGAAAAGCTTCTAAAGCTCTTTCTCTAGCTGTGTTAACTGCTTTATTTGTAAAAGATAAGAAGGCTATTTGTTGTGGTTGTATACCTTTTTTAAGATGTCCTTTTAAAACTCTTTCAATAAGCGTAAATGTTTTACCTGTACCTGGAGGACCAAATATCTTAATCGTCTTTTGTTTTAATGACTTTAGATAATCAAGTTCTGAATTTTCCTGTGTGGTATTCGTCATCTAGCTCCGATAGTTTATTTTCTTCTTGTTTAGGTTTTACTTTTACTTTTTTGTATTCCACAAATTCAGGCATCTCTACACACCATACATTCTTTTCACCTTCGTGATATTCTAATTTCTTACATCCTAATAACTTCATAGCTTCTTTAGATGTATTAAAATATTTTTTACCTGTTAGAAATTTCTTTAATGTAACTTGTTTGAAGTAACAGTTCTTAGTTTTAGAATCCATAATGACAAAGCCGTCTTTAATTTTTGCAAAGTCATCTACCTCTAAATGATCTTCAAAAAATTTTTTAAGAATATCGTACTGCTGTTCATTCAATACATCTAACCATTTAGATTCATTATCCTCTACAGCATTCATCACAATATGACTCATAAGCATTTCAAATGGTGATGGGCCTTTTCTAGGTCTAGGTAAAGTCTTCCAATAGATTTTATAATTTAATAATCTCTTTCTCCAAGCTTTCTCATCCGCCATATCTTCAGGTCTAACTGTAATAAACTCATCATTTAAATTAAAACTATATTCAATTGATTTAATATCTCTACTGTAAGTTATATCTTTAAAATCATTTACAATATCAGGTGCTTCTGCTCCTATACCTAGTGGTCTGTTCTTACATACTTCCTTATTACAGATAGGTGATAGAGCTCCATACTTAGGTGGACATTTAAACGAATATTCTTTTGCACTAGTTAATGATTTTAATATTGATGTTTGTATTTCATTTTCAGGTAAAGGAGCTGCAAAGAATTGTTTGTTACGTTCTTTTAAAATATTAAACAGTTCCTCTTTACTTAATTTATGTTCGTGTTGCTTAAGTGCTAAGATACCTGCGTTAAATAAAATATCATTCCTATGATTGCCTGACCATTTCTCTCTAATTAAATTTTGTACACAAGGTGGAAACTTACTGTATTCAAATTCAGGTTCATATTCTTTTAATTTAAATTCTTTTAAATCTTCTATATCTTTTATTTTTGCTTTAGCTATTTCTATAAACCTACCTAATAAAATTGGTGTACCATCATCATCATAGCCGTGTTCAGTTGTTGCATCAGCTTTGAAGTATGGCATATTCATAGCCTTCTTCATTGGAAACACTTCATCACTATCAAAGTATTTGTTATTCCATTTGTTTAAAACTTCTAATATGTCTGTAACTAAAGCCCAATCTTTTAAAAATAAAAATAAATGTAATCCACCTGATTTTGATTTAGTAACCACTAAAGGTAGGTTAGCTTCTTTAATTAAATCTATATATTTTTTAGATGAGTAATTTGAATAATTTCTTGGGTCTATATCTATACAACCCCATTTAGCCTTATCACCTTTCTCAGGTCTAATGCCTATTCGTTTGACTCCTTCAATATGATTCTTCCATATCTCCTCAGTAACAGGTTCGTGGATCGTGATGCATTCTGCTTCACGCTTTCCCCGTTCCGTTACCTCCCCTGTGAGAGAGGTAACGAGATACTGAGTAGGATCACCCTCAAATAATTTTAAGAGATCCTTAATCATTAGAACGGAGTTGCTTCTATTTTCTTAGCCTGTTGTTGTTCTTCAGCAAAGTCTACTTTACCAAAGATATCACTCTTCATAGCTGATTGATAAAAGGCTTGTGTTGTTTTTAATAAATTCAAATCTTTATCTTCAGTTAAGAATTTATCAAATTCCACAACCCAACCATACCAAGAGTTCTGTGAGTTAGATTCTTTAGTAGTACACAATCTATAAACTGTAGACCATCTAGGAGGATTGAACATACCGTTCTTTCCTTGTCTTCTTCTTGTACTAATCATAGTGTTCCAAGTTTTAGATTTTTTCTTTTGTGTAGACTTCATTGTGATTAATGCTTGTTCTACGGGTTGATAGTCTTTATCTAAGATAAATACAAAGTGATTACCTGTATCTTCAACATAGTTACCATTAGGTAGACGATCTTTATTGTCATCTCCTCTTTTGGTCTGTGTCATGATATCAGGATCTGTATGTATCTTGATAGGTCTGCCTGGCGAATCACCTTTGTCTTTCCACTCATTAAAAGTGTTTATGTAAAGACAAGGCACTACTAGGATACCTTCTTTTCCTTTCCATAAGGTACCGGATGTTTCTGAGTAGATGTCTCCAGGTTTTGCTCCTTCTATATACTTACCATCAGTGTCATCTAAGACAGGTGAGTTAGCATATAGTATTTTTAACATCGGAAGCTTTTGATCACTTGCTGTGACAAACTCCGAACCTTGACCTGCCATCGATTCTAAATTAATCGTGCTAGGTACTTTTGCGCTATCTTTTTTTTGTAGCTCTTTTGCCTGAGCATTTTCTTTGGTTTGCATATTATTCCTTGGTTGTGATTTTAGTTCTATCCGCTACATAAACACCAAATAAATCGTGCGGTACTTCTTTGCCTTCTTGAATTTGTTCTTTAACAAATCCAGCTAAAGTACTGTGATGTACGTGGGTTTTCTGTTTAACGTTAAAACCTTTTTCAATTAATTCCTGCGCTAAAGCTTTAGCCTGATTATCTTCTTTCATACCAAATGAAAGCGATAGATCATTTTTAATTAGATCTTCAAATCCATTAGCACGAAGCCAATCGTGGGCCTCATCTACTTTAGATGTAGGAATTCTAGCAGCATACTTCTTTGTGATTTCAACAGATGAACCATCTGCTAACTTCAGCATCGTAATACCTGCTTGTTGCATTAAGTTTGGAATAGTCTGCTCAGAAAGGTTACGTTCTACTTCTTGTAACTTTGTTATTTGATCGTCTAACGCTTTTAACTGTTTCTGAGTATCTATTAACTTATTGCAAGAATCGGCAATGTCACTTGACATACCGGTATCGACCGCAATGGTCGACTCTTGTTCTAAATCCATAGAACCTCCTTTTGATTCGTTCTTATAATTATTTATTTGCAATTGTAAAGAAAAAAGTTATAAATATTTTATGGAGCAAAATGTATTTAAAACTACACCATTCAAACATCAGTTAAAAGCTTTTGAAGCAGGATACAACCAAAAGGTGTATGCCTATTTTATGGAAATGGGTACAGGTAAAACTAAAGTTGCCATTGATAATGCAAATTATTTATTTGAAAAAAAATTAATTACAGATGTTATCGTACTTGCACCTAACTCTGTTTATACCAATTGGGTTAAAGAAATAGAAGTACATTCTAAAAATAAACCTGATATCTTTTTATGGAAGATACATAACTTAAAAAAATTAGAAAAGTATAAATACGATAATTTCTTTTTTCTATTAATGAACATCGAAGCTCTATCTAGAGACAAAGGTGTAAAATTTTTAAAACAACAATTACTTAAGCGTGGTAGAAATACAATGCTTATAGTTGATGAAAGCACTACTATAAAAAATAAAGGTGCAAAAAGAACAAGACAATTATGTAGCTTAGGTGCTATGGCTAAGTATAGAAGAATACTTACAGGTTCTCCTGTAACTAAAAATCCACTAGACCTTTATACTCAATGTGAGTTCTTAAGTAAGGAGTGCTTAGGATTTAATTCTTTTTATACATTTAGAAATCGATATGCCATACTTAGAGAAATTAATTTAGGCACACACTCTACTAAAATACCTGTTAAGTTTATTAATATACCTGAGTTAGAACAGAGATTAAAATTATTTTCATTCCGTTGTACTAAGCAAGATTGTTTAGACTTACCACCTAAATTACATTTGACTAGAGAAATACAAATGACCGATGAACAGAAAAAAGTTTATGAGAAACTTAAGAAAGAAGCTAGGGCTATCATTGAAGATGAGGAAGTATCTTATACAAACAAATTAACTGAGATTATTAAACTGCACCAAGTCACTTGTGGTTTTAGTAAAACTAATTCAGGAGAGATCATACCATTCAAAACAAATCCTAAACTAGAAGAATTAAAGAACATATTGGAGGAGACTTCAGGTAAGAGTATAATATGGGCCAACTATGTCTACAACATAGAACAGATCGTAAAGATGTTAGAGGAGACCTATGGAAAAGAAAGCGTTGTTAAAATCTATGGAGCCATTAGTGTTGAAGATAGGAGACAAGCTGTCGAACGTTTTCAATCTGACGATCAGTGTAAGTTTTTGGTTGGTAATCCTAGTGTTGGTGGCTATGGTCTTACCCTTACTGCTTCTAGGAACGTTATATATTTCAGTAATTCTTATAATCTTGAACACCGTGATCAAAGTGAAGACAGGGCTCATAGGATTGGCCAAACGGCTAAAGTCACTTATATAGATTTATTAGTTCCTAAAACAATTGATGAGTTAGTTGTTAATTCATTAAATAGTAAAAGAGATTTAAGTAAAGAAATATTAGGAGATAATATTAAGCGTTATTTTGATTAAGCTTTTCATACTGCTCAACTCTTTCAAACCACTTATCTTCATACCTAGCTAACATCTGAGTATCCATTTTAAATTGTTGGTACTCTACTTCCTTTGTACAAATACAAATGACACCTTGTAAGATAGGACCAAAGCTTTTTCTATGTGCTAGTGAATAAGCTGCTATCTGATAATAGTAGTCTTCAATCCATTCTTCCTTTTTTAATTTATTAGATTGTTTAAAGTCTATGATAGTTGGTTTATCATCAAACAATCCTACTAAGTCTGTTGAGCCTGCCCATCTATCTTCATAAGCTAAACTTACTTCGTTACCATATACTACTTTAAGTGGGCCTAGATTATTTACAATCTCGTGAGCCATCAATCTAGCTTGTGCACCTTCTTTAGATAAATTTAAATAACCTACACCATTAATGTATTGTTCTAATACATAATGCATCTCTGTTCCTCTAAGTGCAGCTTTCTGTGTGATGTCTTGTGCTTCTTGATAGCCTACTCGTTCTCTCCACTTATCTAGGGCCTGTCTTTTTTCTTTTGATTGTGTAGCTGATAGAATAGTTGTAACGGAAGGAATTTTCTTTTCACCTACATTATAGGTTCGTGGGCCGTGGCCGTCGTTTCGTGTGTAATGCTTATAGTCGTATTTATTTTCTCTCTTAAGATCAGTAATGTAAAATTTGGTTTTATCTCTGATGAGTTTCACAAATCCTTTTAGGACATTTTAAGGACTATTGCAACTATAACTCCAAGCATAGAAGTAATTAGAAAAGCTGTACTTGATATTAATATTTTCTCAATTCGACTAATATCTTTTTGTAAATCTGTTATTTTTTTATTTGTTTCTTCTTGCATAATACGACAAAGCTTTTCGTGATCCGTGATTCGTTGATGTGCTAGGACATCTTTATTAACTTTACTTCTTGGCACTTACGATACCTCCAAGTTTAAGTTGAGGCATTTGTTGCATGCTTTGTGCTGCAATAGCTTGATCTAGATTACCACCGGCTAAAGCCATTCTAGCTTGCGGAGATATTGATCCTACATTAGATGGAGTAACATTTGGAAGTTGTCCTGTAGATCTTTGTGATTGTTGAGCTGCCATTAATTGTTGTTGTGCTTCCTGTTGACTTAAATCTAAAGCTGGTGCATCAGCAGGTCTATCTTTTAGTAATGTTGTATTAACAGGTATTTCTCCTTTGAATACTTGTTCTAGCATTGGTCTACTAGCTCTAACTTGATCCATAACCATTTTACCTTGATCAGGTCCTACAAAACCTTGACCTACTAAATTAGATGTAAGCTGAGTCATATATCTTTCATATTGTCCAAAGTTTCTTGCATTAAGTTTAGCACCTTCAATTAATACTCTAGCAGCATTAGGACGTGTAAATAAATTAGCTAGAACTGCTGGTGCTATAAAGAAAGCTCCTGCAGAACCCATATCTATAGTTCCTGTACCTCCTAAAACAACAGGCACTAATTGTGTGACAGCACCCGCTTGTTTTAATTGAATAAATACACTTCCACCTTTGTCACTAATTCCTGGTTTTGTAATTTTACCTTGAGCAAATTTAAGAGCTTTAACATAATCTTTTAAGTTAGTCGCTTGTTCTTTGGTAATCAATCCTGCATCATCAATAAAAGATTGGTAGTCTTTTAAAAATTTACCTGCTTTATTTGAATTTAAAATATTATATTGACCCGGCTGATCTTCAATTGCATTTAAAAAGTTTTTAAAAAACTGTCCTCTTAACCCTTGTTTAATTTCTTCAGCATTTTTAAATAAAGGAACCGCAGGGCCACCTGGCGTTATAGGTATTTTTTTATCAATTAAATTTAAAAAACGTTCAGTAGTACTTTTATTATTAGCTAGGACTATTGTTTTAAATACTTTTTCTTGTCCTGTTGCTGAGCTCATAACTTTAGACATAAGCACGTCATCAAATACCTCGTCACCCATTTTACTAAAAGCAACTACTGTATTTCTTTGTCCATTTAAAATAGAAGGTAACTTAGCGTCTTCTAACATTCCAACCATTCTTTTTGTAAGCTCTGCTCTTATTCTAGACATTCTTGGATCTGCAGGATTTAAAAAAAGTTGCATATCTCTATATAGTTTACTTAGTTGCATATAAGATATGTTATCACCTAAACTTAAAATTTCTCCTAAAAATCTTTCTAGTTTAGGATCTCTAACAGTTGCTAAAGATTTTTCTAAATCAGCTATTGTTTCAGCAGCATAACTTTTTATAGAAGATACACCTTTTTCTGTTGTTTGCAATTGAGAATTCCAAACTCTTGGTATTTTATTATTTAAATTAATTAAATATTTTTCAATTGGTTTTTTTGTTATAGGATCAATTAAATGTGTTTCAGCGTTTGTTGCTAATTCACTCCACATACTTGTTTTAGAAGCATTATATAAATTTTGACTTTTACGCAAATGGTTTTGTATAACATTTCCAATAATATATCCGTTTGGATCTATACCTTCTTTAGATGAAGCTTTAATAATTGAATTGGCAAAAGTATTCATACCTTCTCCAAGTGTATTAGTTGCAAAGCCTTCTGCTTTAATAATAGGGCCACCAAAAAATGATGATTTAACCATTCCTTGTGTAAAGTCGATAGCTCTTGATTCTACAGCTTGACCTGGAGTTATACGACCAAGAGGAACATCTTTAACTAAAAAGTCTGTACCTTGTCTTTCTTCTATTTCAGAAATTATTTTTTGAGCTTTTGTTGGATCTTTTAAAATACCAATTTGTTCTTTTGTTAAAGCTGTAGCTCCTGTTGCTTTTGAAAGTTCATCAATTTCTTTAGCTGTAAGTTGCCCAACATTTTTTATTTTTAATAATTCACCAAAGAATTTTTTTTCTCTATCTAAAATATCTAAAGATCTTCTAGCACCATAAACTTCATTTACTTTTGCTTTTGTAAGTTTGTTGTATGTTTTACTTAAAGCACCAGCTAATCCAAATCCTGCTAATTCTCCAAAACCTCCTTGTAATGCACCTCTTGTTACTTCCCTTACAATATCTTCTTTAGGATCAAAAGCTTGAGCTAATGCTGCACCTGTACCACCCCCAACAGCCGCTCCCGCCGTTCCTGCTCCAATCTTACTTACTGTATTTGCAGAAATGTTTAACAGAGGTCTAGCCATTCTAGCTACTCTTGCAGCTAAACCTGCTGAGGCAGCTAAAGAAGTACCTCCTGTAACCGGTGCTAAAGCAGCTCCTGCTATACCTCCAACAATAGACAAAGCTACTTCTGCAACTATTCTTTTAAAAGATGGACTATTTAAAAATCCTTCTGTGTCTTTATTATACTTTCCTTTTTTTGATTCTGATAAAATTTCTTCAGGAGTTAAAGATAAAATACCCTGTTCATCAAAAGCTTGATTACCTGTTAAACCTGATTTAGCTTCTCTAAAATCTAAATAAGAATCAATGGCTACTTGTTCTGAAGGAGTTGGTGTGTCTCCTTTAATTTTAAATTTTTGTCCATGTAAAACTATTTCACCCATTAATTTCCTGTCACGTCTATGACATCTCCTTCTTTTTTAAGAGTTACAACTTTTGATAAATCAACATCTAAAAACTGATCAGAAGCTCCTGTTTGCTCCATTGAGTTCATAGCTTGATCCAAAGTTATATTATTTCCTTGAGCTATTTGTTCAGCTGCTTTAAAATAATTACCTAATGTTTCTAGTTTAGCTTCAAATGTTACTTCTGTATCTCCTAATTGAGGAATCATTTTTTGAATACGTTTTGCTTCTTGTTCAGATACAGCAGCTCCTGATATCGCTTGTGATATGAAACTTGTAGCTTGTTGAATACTAGCTTTTAGTTTTCCGTATTGTTTAGAATATTCAGAAGTTCCTGCTCTTCCTAAAACAGCTCTTATTCTATTAACATCAAGACCTAATGGACCTACAGGTTTGCCTAAAGTATAATATCCTTTTTCAATATTACCAATAATACTTTGTACTCTTCTTGCAGCTTGTGTTTGTTTTACTTCTTCAGCACTTGGTGCTTGTACAACTTTAATTCCTTCAGGCCCTACTTGAGCAACAGTACCTTCAGTTAGACCTGCAGCTTTTACTTCAGCAGGAGTTAGTAATCTCATTGCTTGTGATGGTTTTGATTTTTCAATTGCCATTATAGTAGCAGGTAATTGTTCCACACCTTTTCCAAAAGCTTCTAATAAAGACGATAGTCTAGTTTGTCCTTTAGCTTGTCTAGCTTGTAATAATGGTGCTGCAAAGGTTGCAGCATAAATAGCTTTCTCTCTAGGTGTTAAAGAAGCTATACCACCTTCTTGATATTTCTTTACAGGAAGGTGTGATTGAAAATATTTTTGTCTAAATAACTTTCTAGTTAATACTTTATCCATCTTAAGTACCTGCCGGTCTAGTCATTTGATAAGCAGAGTAAGCACCTAAGCCTGTTCCCAAAGCTTGAGCTAACGGATTAGTTCCGGGAGCCGTGGATGCTGTAATCGTACTTTGAGTTGTTGGTAAATTTGTCATAATACCTTTTAAGAATTCTATTCTTTGATAAGGTTCGTATTGAGCTTGCAACTGACTTTGTCTTGCAGCTTCTAATCCTGCTTGGCCAATTTGTCTTTGTACTCCACCAATACCCATTAGAGTATTAAGATCTTGTACTCTCATAGCTTGTTGTTGACCACCAAGAGCACCTAATAATTGTCCTGCCTGTAATCCTAATTGTTGCTGTTGTGTTGCAGCTTGTAGTGCTGTATTAAATCCTGTTTGTTGTGCTAAACCTATTTGGCTTAATCTTGCTCTTTCTAATTCTCCTTGAGCAACGCCTTGTCTGCCACCACCAAATGCACCTGCTCCAATAGCTTGTGCCGCTAGGTTTTGTTGTCCTAGTGCTGCTTGCCTATTAATCTCTTGAGTTACATATTGTTGATATGGATTAAAGAATTGAGAAATTTGTGGCCCTTGTTGTGCAGCTTGAATAGCACTAATACCACCCGCTACTGTAGGTGCACCAACACCAATTTGTCCTGCTTGTTGAAATGCTTGTTGTTCTAATGCTGTTGCAGGTGCAACTTGTATGCTTGGTAAAGATACAGGTGCTGCAGCTAGTTTAGCAGCTTGATCATATAGGGATAGCTTACGTGCTTCTACTTCAGGTGCCTCTCTTTGAGTCACCATCTGTGATCCCGATTCTGTTGGAGCTGGCGCTCCGCCACCTCCGCCACCAAATATAAAACTCATTTAATCTCCTTTGTATATAAATATCTTCTTGTTTTCCAACCCTTACCGTTCAAAAATCTTTCCCAACCTTTTCGCGCAAAGACAGCAATTCGTTTACAATCTTCTTGCACAGCAAGGTGTTCTATCATTGCTGCAGCTTCGTCTTGCCACAGTTCTCTTTGTTCACCTTTCAACAGGACGACTTCGACCTGTTTAAACTTTGGTAGTACCATAATCCTTGTTACGAATACTCCAAATACTTTATGTTTAAGTCCGTCATCTGAACCAAACATCATAAACAATTGTAAAGAACCATCTTTACAAAAATCTTTAAACTCTTCAACCGTTACCCAATCATCGTCATATCTAATCCCTTCTCTAACCATAAAATCAACTAGGGACCAATAACGATCAACTTCTTTAGGGTCGATCTTTAGGACATTTACTTCCTTTTTAATCTCAATCGGCTTTGCTCGCATTTACTAAATCAAAAATTCTTTTAAACTTCTTTTGTTGATCGTAGAAAAAGTTAGCACCTTTGCTTCTCATATCCTTCATATCTCTTGGTGATGCACCGGATAAAATACCTGCACCTAATACTGCGTCTGCTCTTGATACAAATTCTCCATCTGCTAATTGAGCAAGCATAGTGTCTTCATCTTTATCACCATTACCTGATCCGTCTTCTACATAACCTGATGCTCTTCTGTAATTATTGTAGTCGTGTTCATTATGAGTCATCTTAGATGGTAAGTAATTTATACCACCTTCATTAAATTTTTTAATCTCGGCTAAGCCACCTTGATTATAAGTATATATAGATTGTGGTGCATAAGCTGTAATACCACCTGAATAGTTTACAGGTTGAAAAGCACCTTCTAGTTTAGCTGATTGTTCTGCGTATGCTTTTTTATAATCTTCTTCTGTGAAAGTTGGTTTTGGAGCTTCTTCTTCTCCACCAAATAAACTTTCTGCTATTGGTAATGCAGTAGTAGCTAATAATAATTTTTCTCCACCACCTAATCCCATAAAACCTGAACCTTTCATAGCAGCCGCAGCTTCTTGGCCTGTTAGTCCTGCAACCTTAGCTTGTTCTGCAGTTAAACCTTTTTTACCAATTAGTCTTTGAAATAAATTTTGTTTTTCTGGAGTAGGTGTAGCTGCTGCTTCTGTTGCACCAAATCCTAATGAGCTAAAGGCAGGTTTACTAAACATACTAGTAGCACCTTGACTAAAAGAACCTAGTTTTCCTGCAGCACCTAAAGCCCCAATGCCATAGGAAGCACCCCCAACTAATGCAGCTGATTGTAAGGCTGTTCTAGTAGATTTTCCTCGTAGTTTCTGTACGCCAAATGTGGCTAATGCTAAAGTAAATGGATCCATAATATTACTTTTATGTTATTTAGTAATATTATCATTACTAGGTACTTCAATCAACTCGTTCAAGAACTTTCCTACATAAGCATGTTCTCCTACATGCATTATTTGTTGATTGATTAAAGCGTGGCATTTACCCCCTATATCTTTCCATAGCTTACAGAAGGCAAAATCTTCTCCTAAATAAGTCTTAGTTTTAGGATCGTGAAGCGTGTCAAAGAAATTCCAAAACTCAGGTTTTTCCTCTATCTTACCATTAATTACGGTACCTTGTTTTATAATCTTTTCAGGGTATGCTTTTTTAAGTTTATCAAACACGTGCTTTTTAATTAGCATACATCCAGTTGGGGAATGCGTTACCTCAATGACATTATCTTTACACTTAATGTCTTGACTGTCCTCAACTTTCATAGGGTATTGATTACCAAATTGTTTAAATACTTCTACATCTTCATTATTAGTTTCTTTAAACTTTCTTATCATCTTTTCCCAATTTATTGTCTTAAGTGGATAAGGTATTGATATGACATCTTTATCTTTAGCTACCATCTCATATATAGATTCAGCTTCAAAACCTATGTCACTATCTATAAATAATAAATGAGTTGCATCATCAGTTTGTAAGAATTGAGAAACACATAAGTTTCTACCTTGTGTTACTAAACTAGATTTCATAAGTTGAAAAGTAATTTTATGTTTTTTCTTAAAAGCTAATTTTTGTAATTCTAATAAACTTTGAGCTGTATGAATTGACATTTCTGAATGTACAGGCATTCCTATAAACAAATGACAGTCAGATTTAAACTCTATGATAGTATCTTCTTTTTTATTAAACCAAATAGGTTTACTTGGATCTTGCATTTAAAATACCTTTTAAAAAATTTTCCCAATTATATGCTATTTTATCCCAACTATAAAAATGATTAAAATACTTTTGTTGAAACTTTAAATGATCAATGCATCCATCTTGGCTTAATTGTTCAGGTATGGCATCAATAGCATAAGCAAACTGTTTGCATAATATCTTATAGTCTTTTTCAAATGGAACATAAACAGGAAACTCAGCACAAGTTTCAAACAAAGCACCTAGATCAGTAACAATTGTATATAGGCCCACAGCCATTGATTCTAAAGCAGATGTACAAAACGTTTCTTCCCATATGGAAGGAAATACAAACGCATCATATTCGTGTAAATGCTCTAGTATATAAGAATGTGGTTTATAGCCAATGTAGTTAACATTAGGTAATTCTTCAGCTTGTTTATATAAATCTTTATATTGATCATCGTGCATCTTTTTAAAATCATCACCATATATTTGAGTGCTAGAGTAAACATCTAATTCAATGTTTTTATTTTTAACTAACTGCATTGCTCCAAGTAATACATTTAATCCTCTCCAAGGCGTAGGATGAAATATTAATTTTATTTTCTCTGATTTCTTTTCAAATGTTTTTAAAGTTAGTTTAGGTATACCGTTTTTAATTACTGTGCATTTTTCAGTTGGTATATCAAAAGCCATTCTAAACTTTTCATAATTCCAATGGCTATTAAAAACATAATAATCGTACTTTTTGTGGTTATCTTTATTTTTAAACCAAGGTGCTAAATTAGGTTGATCGTATGAATTTTTTTGCCAAAGTATATTTATTTTATATTGGCTAAGAGGTATCTTTTCAGGAACACTAGTACAAATCCTAAACTTATTTAAAAGATCTTTATCTAGATGTTTTTCTAAAAATTCGTGTTGAATTTCTGTTCCACCTTTAGGACTCATTAGTGTCTCCAAATAAATCTAAGTTTGGAACATGCACCTCAACATCTGTTGCTAAATCTTCTTCTTTACACTCTCTAAGAAATTCTTTTTTAGTTTTGTATTTTTTACCTGTAGATTTACTACGATAAATTGTAACTGTATCACATTGTATTTTTTGCATTATCTACCTTGACCTCTGTATGATTTACGCTTGCTAATTCTTTTATTATATTTTTTAGAATGACGCAAGGGTCTTTTCTTAGGGGTTTCTTTAAAAAAAGTTATTGTACCTATGGCACCTTTTTTCTTAGCCATTCTGATCGTCTCTGCTAATTTCTAATATTGAAACTACAGCTGTTATAGCACTTGTAGTAGAGGTTTCCATTTTTAATACATCGCTTTCTTCAAGAACTATTGGTCCTTTGGCTACGTTACATATCGTTGGTCCTGTTATAGAAGCGTATGCGATTTGTATTGTTGAAGTAGTTGAACTGTCAGTAATACTTGTTTTAAATATTTTAGAACCACCCTCATTAGTAACCTGTATGTTTTGTATAATAGCTCTAGCATTACTAGGTGCTGTATACACCGAAGTTACTGAAGTAGTCGTTGGAGCGTAAAACGCATTTTTATAATAGTTTGCCATTAATATCCATCCTGTACTAATAATAAATCAAATGAAGCAGAAGAAGAAGAGGTAGAACTTGCCTTTCCAGAAACATAGATATCTGACTTTTGAGGTATTACATTGATTGCATTAAAGATAACTGTTGTTTGACCACCTCTAACATTTAAAAATTGTTTTGTTTGAAACGCTGCATTAGCAATACTATTATCTCTTTGTATAAATTTAAAATCCATTTCTTGATCTTTACCAGATGATACATCTATTGATAATAAATAACCAGTATAACCTGCAGGTATGGTATATAAGCACATTAAAGTTTGACCATTACCTGGAGATATAGTTGCAGCAACATCAACTCCACCTGTATAAGTAACTGTAATTGTACCTTCATTATTTCCAAAAGACCCTGCTGTTTCCACAGACATTCTAAAAACTCTTAAAAATTGTTGTGTTGTAGTAACTGTGTTTGTACCATCTAAATCAACAGTTTCTTCTACAAGAGCATAAGAAGAATCAAGTCCTTGTATTCTTAAAGTTCTTGCAGCTGTTCCTACTACATCATCATTAGCATTATCACTGACTACATCAAGAGTAGCTTGAGCTGTTTGCCAAGGATAGTTATTTCCTGTTTCCCAAATAGTTTCAAAAGAACCTGAACCAATACTAGGATTGTATCCAAATTTATTAATCATAGAATAACCAAGAACTTTACCTTGCTGTACAGCTAAATAAAATGGGATGTTATCAACTGTGCTTCCACCTGTTATTGGATTGACATTATTACAATTCATATTACCTCATCATAAACCAAGTAAACCTTTGCATCTCTTGTTTAAGATCTTCTTGAAATGAAAAGTTTAATTGATTTTTAATTGTATCTAAAGATGCTATAATTTGTCTTTGATTAGACTCATCATAAAGTGGTTTTGGTTCTGGTATGTATGCGTCTATTTTAGCCATTATCTTCTTCCATCAGGTTGTACATCAAATCTAAATAAACCAAGTCTCCAATTTTCATCTACTGCTTCATTTTCAATTTTAACATTTATAAGTCTTGCTCTTGCTCTTGTATGAATTTGTGTAGTCGATGAATTAACTGTAAATGGCCCATATGGCGAGCTTGTAGCAGTTTCACTTGGAAAGTCTCTTAAGTTTAAAGTAATCTTTGCATTACCTGCTATGACTTTAAAGTCAGGTATAAATCTTCTTATCTTCATTAAAAATTCACCATCTCCATCTATATCTAAATCAAAATCTCCTGATTGTATATAGGCATTGATTGTAGTTTCTGCACCATTTGCATCTACTTCATTAACTCCAATTTCGTGAGCGTAGTATCTAGTATTACCTTGCGAGGCAGATATACCTTGCACCGTTGGAAAAGTAGGTGCTACGTTTTGAGTAAATCTAGTAGCATAAGGTAAAGAAAACACACTAGTATCTTCGTATGTAGTTCTTGATAAAGTACCTGTAGTCCAAACTCTTTCTACATAATTATAAGTTACTATTCTATCTACAAAATTAGAGCCTGACTTTGGATAAAACCAATTAATCTCAGTATACAAACTATTATGACCCGCATATATTTGTTCACCATTATTAAAGCTCACGCCTAGATTGTCTCCTGCAGTAGTATAGACAAAGTCTTCTACGCTACAAGGTAATGATTTAACAGTACCGTCATAGACAAAAAATCCTCCTTCGCCTGACATCCAATACACTGCACCATCAACATATACAGCTGCGTGTTGGCCAAATAAACCACAGTTAGAACCTATCTGTCTAATTGAAAAAGTAAAAGGTGGCCCAACGAATTGCATAATGTAAGCAGAAGTATCGGTTAATATTAATATGTAATCTTTACCTTTAACAGCTCCAACTATTCTTGTTCCTGAGTCTATTCTAAATGTACCTGCAGTATTAACTGATGTTGGTGCATAAGTATTTGGATCTTCTTGATTAGAAAATCTTATAAACATTTTATCTTGAGTGCTTGGAGTTCCAATCGTAGTTTCAGTTCCTAATTGAATTAAGTGTCTATCTCTATCTGATACTAATGACATAACTGATTTAGTTGGGTTTCCAGCTAAAGTTGTTGCTCTTGTTGTTAAAGCAAGTGCGTTACCTGCTATAGGTATCCATTGAAATGTTCTACCATTGTGAATGGTTGCAATTAAATTTTGTCCATAGTTATCTAGTGACCAAGAACCTGGATCTAGTATTACGGTAGTTGATGTTCTTGGTGTACCCCAAGTTGATAACCCCCAAGTACCTGCACCCCAACCATAAGCTGGAGTAGTGATTAAGTTACCAATTAATATATAAGGTAACGGATCTAAAGTTCCGTTGTTCGTGGCCCCTGTTCCAGTTTCCGCTGTTGGCATTTGTATAGTAAAGGTTGTAGTAGAAGGAACCGTCTTTACTTCAAAAACAACATCATCAAAATCAGCTGCAACATAATCAGTTTGTCCAGATGTAAAGGAGCCTGCATTTTCAAATGTAACTAAATCTCCAACTTCAATAGCATGTGCTCCTGTTGTTGTAATTGTAACGATTGCTGATCCGTTAGTCGTGGTTATGTCAGCACCAGTCGATTGCCTATCAGGATCTATAGGTGTGATATCATAAAAGGTATTATCATAATAAATAATTAATAATCTATTAGTGCCAATAGCTGCATATTTACGACCATCTAAGTCTACCCAACTATGTTGTGCCCTTGCAGCACCAACCAATGTATTAGCTTGTAGTTGTTCCCAGCCACCAATCTTTTCAGGCATTCCATATCTAAAACGTACAAAGTCACCATCTATCCACTGACCTTCGGCTTCAGTAGCTGTAGCTTGTTTATTAAATCCGGGTACAAAACCTATTTTCTTTAAAGGCATAATAATACTTATTGTTAAATATTAAGGATTATAACACAATGAGAATTGACTTTTAAGAGTGCTTATTTAGGTATACCTAAAATAGGTCTTTTATCATACAAATTGCTTTCTGCAAAGCGACCATTTCTATGATTATAATGTAAAAATACTTGGCCACAAACGTTGCCTTCAAATGGTTCTCGCCAATGCTCTAATTCACAACCAGAATATATTAGCATATCTCCTGGCTTAAGAGTCACCTTTACACCTGGAGGTGCGTTTGGTTTATGTATGTTTTTGTATTCATCTATGACGTTATTTGATCCTGT